AAAATAGAATAACGTTTCTTATTTCTTGGTTGCGCTGCTTGTTTTTTCTAGCCTGTTTGCGCTGCTTAATACTGAGTTGCCTAGTCATTTTGTTCCCCTTTGTTAATGTATGATTATCATATCATAATTAAGATTAACATTGCAACTATATTTCACGTTCCGTAAAGGTTTTTTTCACTTATTTAAGGCTTTTTAAGCCGTTTTAAAGGTAGTTATTATGGCTAAGATGGGAAGGCCAACGCTTTACGATCCCGATGTACATGATCAGTTAGTACTGGATTACATGGATCAAGGTTTGTCGATTGTTCAGGTTTGCCGAAAATTGGAGATAGGAAGAACAACAATTTATGAGTGGGCAAAAAATAATCCAGACACTTTCGGTACACTGCTTACGCGCGCGAGGGACTACGGCCAAAGTTATTGGGAATACAAGTTTCAGGAAGCTATGTTTAATCGTGAAAGCCAGCCCCAGTTGCTTCGCCTTTACATGGGTCAACGCTTTGGTTGGAAGGAGCAAGATAGTTCAGATGATCAAGCGACCGCAACACCGCAAAGCATACAAGTGGAAATAGTCGATGCGCGTAAACCTGATTGATGGATATAACGGTAAACAGACCACAGGGGCAATTTCTACAGCTAAACAATAAATACCGCGCCTATGTAGCTGGCTATGGTGCTGGTAAAACGTTCATAGGGTGCGTAGCACAGTGTTTAGACTTCTGGAAGTACCCAGGTATCAACCAAGCTTACTTCGCTCCTAGCTACCCTCAGATACGCGATATCTACTATGTTACAGCCGAACAAGTGGCCGCAGCGTGTGGGCTGAGAGTTGAGATACGAGAGGCAAATAAAGAGGTTCATTATTATAGTGGTCGCACCTATCGCGGAACGGTCATATGCCGCTCTATGCAGCTACCTCAGACGATTGTAGGTTTTAAGGTAGGCAATGCCCTAGTCGACGAGATCGACGTTATGGATACCAATAAGGCCTCTCTAGCGTGGAATAAGATAATAGGCCGTTTACGCTGGGAAGATGCGCCCAATAGAGTATCTGTTACGACTACCCCTGAAGGTTACAAGTTTATCTATCAACGGTTCATTATGGACAAAACAGATAACTATGGAATCATTCAGGCCAGCACATACGACAATGAAGCTAACTTACCTGATGGATACATTGAGTCACTAGCTGATACCTATAACCCCGAACTAAGGGCTGCATACTTAAACGGTCAATTCGTAAACCTATTTTCTGGCACTGTCTACCGATCATACGAGCGTAAACGTTGTGCAAGTCGCGAGACAATACAGCCTAAAGAAATGCTCCGAATTGGTGTTGATTTTAACGTGACCAATGGCTCTGGCGTGGTGTATGTAACGCGCGGCAATGTATGGCACGCGGTCGATGAACTGACAGGCATATACGACACGCCCGAATTGATCGCCACCATCAAACAGAAATACCCAGAGCATCAAATCAGAATATACCCCGATGCATCCGGTGGCAGTCGCAAAACAGTCGATGCCTCCATATCGGATATAAGCCTTTTGCAATCAGCAGGGTTTGCAGTGTACGCGAACAAGTCAAACCCATTGGTCAAAGACAGGGTAATAGCCGCTAACGTGGCATTCGATAAGGGACTAGTTAAGGTCAATGAACTTTTATGCCCTGAATACTCCCGATGTTTAGAACAATTAGCCTATGACGCTAACGGAGCACCCGATAAGAAATCAAACTTGGATCACCTCCCCGATGCGGGAACCTATCCTATAGCCTTTGAAATGCCAGTCGTTAAACCAGCCGCCAGCGTTTCAATCAAATTTGTGAGTTAACCTATGCCAGTAGATACGCAGAATACAGACTACGCCAACAATATCTCGGTGTGGGAGCTTGTGCGCGATTGTGACGAAGGTGCGACAGCTATCAAAAAACGCCCTAATAAAAATAGCCTATTTGCTGGTGGCATTGGCTCAACTAGAGGAACGGCATATCTCCCTGCACCTAATGCAAGTGATGGCAGCAATGAGAATCAGATCAGATACGACGCATACAGAAACCGCGCCAACTTTGTAAACTTTGTCAGTCATACAAAAGAAGGGATGTTAGGCATGGTATTCCGCAAGCCTAGCGAAATTGACCTACCTACCAGTATTGAATACATACTAGAGAACGCCAACGGTAATGGGTTGCACCTAGATCAGATGATTAAAGATGCGGCCTCCGATACTTTGCTAACTGGTCGTTATGGGTTGTTAGCTGATTACCCACAGACCGAAGAAGGTCTAACACAAGCACAAGTTACCAATGCAGGGTTGCAAGCCTCTTTATTGGCCTATCCTGCTGAGTCTATTATTAACTGGCGTTGTGAAGTTGTGAGCGGTGTTAAGCAATTGACTATGGTTGTATTGCAAGAGCCACGCATAAAGCCACTGATATCAGACCCTTTTGACGTTGAACACTGCATGTATCACCGCGTTCTATACTTGGACGAAGGTGTCTATACACAACGTCTCTATGATGAAAATAACGAATTAGTATCCGATGATATCGTACCCAGAAAATCTAACGGCTCGACATGGGATGTAATACCGTTTGAGTTCATAGGCTCGATCAATAACGATGAAACATCTGATAAGGCCCCTCTATACGACATAGCAGAGGTCAATATAGCCCATTACCGAAACAGTGCCGACTATGAGGAATCGAGCTTTATTGTCGGTCAGCCCACCCCCGTAATTTCTGGCCTAACGCAATCATGGGCCGATGATAATTTCTCCGGTGGTATTGAGCTTGGTTCGCGTTCCGGTCTGTTACTCCCGATTGATTCTAGTGCAAGCCTATTGCAAGCATTACCTAATCAGATGCCAGAACGAGGTATGGAGCTTAAAGAAGCCCAAATGGTAAAGATCGGTACTCGCATCATTCAGGATTCAGCAGGAGCAGAAACAGCAGAGGCCGCTAAGATTCGCTTTGCAGGGCAAAACTCCAAGCTAGGTTCGTTAATCGTCAATGTTGAAGCTGGATTTACCAAGGCCCTAATGTGGGTTGGCGAGTTCATGGGTGGCGAAGGTGAAGTTACTCTGGCTATCAACAAAGAATTCTACGATTCCACTATTGATCCGCAAATGTTAGCACAAGCAATGGTGTTACAAGATCGAGGTGTTATTGGTAAGACTGATCTTAGATACCTACTAAGACGCTCTAACCTCTTAGATGATGAACGCACCGACCAAGAGATTGATAACGATGCCGAAGTGGTCGAGCTAGAGCCTGTTACACCCCCCGAAGAACAAGAGGTCGGCAATCAATAGCCCAAAACTGAGCTAAGAGTTCCGATCTAATCCCTTGACTTTTAACTAAGTCATTCCCAACGACAAATATCTAAAAATTTGAGAGTTAACGCTCTCGATATATGGCGGTCTGTGGCCGCTTGGTTTGTGACCAAAAAAGGCAATACCCATGAGTGAAGAAGTAGATGTATCCGCATTACAAGAGCAGCTAACAACCTTACAAGCAACCAATCAAGAGTTAGCCGATCAGTTTGATGCGATCAAAAACAAGAATGATGAACTGCTAACCGAAACCAAGAGTGCAAAAGAAGCGAAACGTAAGGCCGAGGCTGATGCGATTGCTGAAAAAGATCGAATGGCAAAGGAAAGCGGTGATTTCGAATCACTGTACAAATCATCATCCGAAAAACTGCAAATGACTGAAAGCACGTTAAGCCAATTGCAGGGACGAATCGAGACAGAACAGAAAGGCAATGCGGCTATGAAGATAGCGGCTGATCTTGCCGAAGGTTCAAACATTGACCTACTAAGCACCTTTATCAATACGCGCCTCTCCTTTCAGGAGGGCAATTTAAAGGTCACAGACGGCAGTGGAAACCTAACCATTTCATCCTTAGACGACTTAAAAGCTGAGTTTAAGAATGATCCCAAATTTGCCTCTTTATTAAAGGGCAATCAGTCCTCCGGTGGTGGTGCTACTGGTGGAAACAATAGTGGCAGTGCCGCAAAAACTAAATCTCGTGCTGAATTCACAGCACTTAATCCAGCCGACCAAATGAAACACATCAAATCTGGCGGCACTGTTTATTAAAAGGTAATTTATCATGGCAGAGAACACAATCACTGGTCTAGTACCAGAAATCTTTGAAGCATTGGACATTGTTTCACGCGAACTAACTGGAATGATCCCATCAGCTACTTTAAACGCATCAGCAAATTCTGCTCAAGTAGGGCAAGCAATTCGCGTTGATGTTGAGCCTGTAGGAAATGTATCTAACATTACTCCTGCAATGGTCGTTCCTGATCCTACTGGTCAGACTTCAGGTTTCACCGACATCATCATTACTAAGTCGCGCGCGGCTGAGTTTGGTTTCAACGGTGAAGATCAATTAGGTCTC